TTTTCAAAAAGCTGAAAGGTCCCTTCCTTGAGACAGTGCTCTGCAAAGAAATGCAGATCTTCGTTGACACCGATGTCAGCATTGGCATGATCGATTATCGATCAGACCCAATCCGTGACATCATCAGCGACGCCAGACAATCCATTAACAAGATATTCGAATTACGAACGTCTGATGGACCAATCCCGCGGCAAATGTTGCCACGTCCGGGGCCTGGCGCTACGAATACACCCGTAGAGAAGCGTATGCGTTATCGACCGCATATCGTCTACACTAACCTTGACGAAGAGTTCGGGTATTTTGACTGGTTTTACAGTCATACCTGGGATCCCGTCGTAGGTGTCGAACGGTACAATTGCCTCCCGAGACCCGACTATGCAACATCGAGGTTTAAGTTGGTCCATAAGTATTTGGGCAAACCAAGGGGCATTTGTATTGAGGAAAACGAGATGCAATTCTTCCAACAGGCTATCAAGTCTTATATGACTGACCGCCTAGAATCGCATCCGGATACTAGAGGACGCGTGAACTTCACGCACCAATCCATAAACCAGTCTCTGGCTATGGAGTCCTCTGTTGATCGGAGTATGGCGACTATTGATATGTCGTCCGCATCCGATCGGGTGTCCCGTGAGTTAGTATTCCGATTGTTTTGGGATACATGGCTTGGTGACATGCTGGACACAGTGTCTACTCGGGTTATCGAACTCCCGAACGATGCTGTGCTCCATGCCCATAAATTTGCACCTATGGGTTCTGGCGTGTGTTTTCCTGTTATGGCAGTCGTCCATTGGGCCTTAATATGCTCGATCATTCGACTGTCCTCGGTGCCTCATGCAAATGAGGTAGCAAAAAAGGTATACGTTTATGGAGACGATATTGTTTTACCGTCAGAAGCTATCAGCGCAGTGTATGATTACCTGCCATTGTTTGGTATGAAGTTGAACCAAACAAAAAGCTTCCATAAAGGTCCCTTCCGAGAATCATGTGGCATTCACGCGTATAACGGAGTGGATGTTACCCCCGTGTACGTAAATTACGCACTCAAGCAAGCCCAAAGTAAGAAAGACATAACTACGTTATTGTCGTTAATCGCGAAAGAAGACCAGTTTTACCATGCTGGTTTTCTAGAAACATCGCGATGTATCCAGAGTCTTGTGCATAAGCACTATTGGTTACTACCCACGGTGGGTAGGGACTCTTCCGTCCTCGGTTGGAAACGAGACGGACGATCCGATCTGTGTCACCTTATTGATGTGGCAAGACGGACTAGGGATAACCTAGATCTCCAAGTCTTCGAGTTATCACTGCAATGTGTAGTTCCCAGAAGGGAACCACGCAGTGACATGCTCGACGACGACGCGTATTTACGCAAACTCTGCGTGAATATGCGTCCGGGGTCAGGTGTTTCATTACCGGGCGCGGTGATCGACTTCTCAGTCGAACGCCGGTGGATTAGCGAAACTGATCTCTGACCAAGATCAATCGCCTTCCGCGGGGGAGCTAGCTCTGAGCGATGAATGTTCGCCACCTAGCGAAATGGACCTGAGTTTTAAC